CGCTGGGAGGTAATCGAGCTGCCCGCGATCCTGCCGTCTGGCGATGCGCTCTTCCCGCAGTTCTGGTCGGTCGAGGAGCTGCGCGCCACGCGCGCCACCATGCCGGTGACGCGCTGGATGGCGAACTACCAGCAGTCGCCGGTGTCGGAGGAGGCGGCCATCATCAAGCGCGAATGGTGGAAGGACTGGAAGAAGGAGGAGCCGCCCGCCTGCGACTTTGTGGTGCAGAGCTGGGACACGGCGTTCAGCGAGAAGGAGAGCGCCAACCACTCGGCCTGCATCACCTGGGGCGTGTTCCGCTACCACACCCACGACGAGCCGCCGCGCACCATGACCGGCGTCATCCTGCTCGACGCCTACGAGGCGCGCATCGAGTTCCCCGAGCTGAAGAAGAAGGCCAAGGAGCTGTACGAGAAGTGGAAGCCGGACTCGCTCGTGATCGAGAAGAAGGCCACCGGCCAGCCGCTCACCCAGGAGCTGTACCGCGCCGGGATCTACGTGTGCGAGATGAGCGTCTCGCGCTCTAACGACAAGGTGACGCGCACCAATGCGGTGGCCGATCTGTTCAGCTCCGGCGTCATCTGGGCTCCGCTCGGCCTGCGCTGGGTCGAGCAGGTGCGCAACCAGATGGCGGCCTTCCCTATCGCCCAGGACGACGACCTGCACGACGCCGCCGTGTGGGGCCTGCTGCGCCTGCGGCAGGGCAACCTGATCCACCTGGGGACGGACTTCGAGGAGGACGGGTGGCAGCCCCGGCCCGCCACGAAATATTATTGAAGATGAAGCGCACGCTCAGATTGGTGCCAGTCCGCGACGTCTGCTGTATTTACTGCGGCGGCCCTGCCGTGTACAGTGCGGAGTCGCGCTGGGGGGACAATCTGCGCGTGCGGGCGCTCTGCGAGATTCACGGGCGCGCGTTTGCCATCCGCTGGGATGTCGAGCTGCCGGAGCCGCCGAGGAGGGAACAATGGGCCGTCTGACGATTCTGATGGGTGCGCCGGGCTCCGGCAAATCAACCTGGGCCGGGGGCCGCGACGGGCGCGGCGAGGTGGTCTCGACCGAGGGGGCGCGCGTCGATCCCGGCGCGGCGGGCGAGGTGATGAGCACGGCCTACCGGCGCATCAAGGAGCTGCTGGCCAACGACGAGCACGTCATCTTCGACACCTGCGCCGCCAGCCCGGGTGCGCGCAAGGCGGCGCTCAAGATCGCCCGCGAGCACAGCGCGGAGGTCGATGTGACCGTGTTCGACACGCCGGTCGAGGACTGCCTCGAGGCGCAGCGTACGCGCGAGCACCCGGTGCCGGACGAGACCGTGCGCCGCTACCATGCCGACATCCGCCGCCAGATTCCCGCGCTGGCCAGCGAGGGTTTTCGCCGCGTAAAAATCATTCGCCGGGCGCGGTGACTTCCTGATCGCGGCACTGGGTGCAGAGCACTCTGCCGCCCGCCAGCTCGATCCGCCCGAACAGCATCACGCGGTGGCCGCATTCGAGAACGGCGTAATGACCCACGCGCGTCTCGGGAATCGGGCCAACGGTCTCCACGATGAGTTTGTGGTGACGCGAGGCGCGCGGCTCCTCGTCGGGCTCCAGGTACGCGCCGCCGCCGAGCGGGATCTTCACACTTCCCCCAGATACTCGTAGATCTTCATCGGCTCGCCGGTGTTGTCGGTGATCTGCTCCAGGTCGGGGCCAGTGCGCTGCGCCATAAAGTCCATGCGCAAGACGCCGGACGTGAACAGAACGTAGGCCTTCGTCACCTCGGCCACCCACATGGTGGATAGCATCGGGACGTTGGCCTTCGCCAGCACCACCACCGTGCGCCATTTCAACTCGCTGACTTTCAGTTCGCGGCCAATCTCGTTGTTCATTGGATCTTTTCGTCCTCGTCCTTCTCCTCGGGCTCGTCGTCGCCGTCGAACTTGACCACCTGAAGGCCTATGAGCTTGGCGATGGGGCTACGCAGGAGGCTCTCGAGCCGCCGCTGCGCTTTGGTTTTTGGGCTCTCGGTTTTGACGACGACGTACCCGGCCCGCAGGCCCAGGCATTCCGCCGCGTACAGAGACGGCGGATCGATGTCGCGGATCTCCTGCCAGACTATGTTGCGGAGCAGGTCTTCCATGCTTTCGAGCTGGGCGATCTTGGGGAGGGCGGCGTCCTTTTCCTGCTCCGTAATGGCGACGAATTTCGCCTCGAAGGTAGCGAGCGAACCACGCTTGTCGTACTCGTGAGCCAGAGCCCAGAGCCGCTGGATGTCAGGCCGGTCGAGCACGGTCAGGACCTGCTCTTCCCCTTCCTGAACGGACATCAGGCTGGCAGTGGCTGCGGCCATTTGCTCCGGGGTCACGAGCGCTGCCTCGCGGGCCAGCCGCTCAAGTAAGTTCATCGTCGTAGCTCCTCTCTGTGCGTCATCGATCAGGCGCTGTATCTCGCAATCACTCTTGTGCTCAGTTGCACCGCCCATCAAGTAGACGCCGCAGCTGTAGCAGTGTGTCGGTAACTCGAAGGTGCTCACTTACGTTTCTCCGCCTGCGCCGTTTCGTAGAGCGCCATCTCGATCACCTGGATCGTCGCCGACTTACCCTTGGGAAACCACTCCGGCTTGTCGTCGGCCACGCGCAACTGGAAGCACACCCAGGCCCACTGCTCGGGTATGCTGCCGATGCCTTCGAAGAACAGTTCGTCGCCGTGCTGGTACTTGGCCCATTCGATCAGGCCGTCGGCGGCGGTCATGCTGAGCTTGTTAATCTTCATTGGCAGGGTGCTCCGCGTTCCGATGGCGCGATCCGCGCCACCTCGTGACCGCATTGGTGACAGGAGATGATCAGATGGCCGAGCGACTTCTCGTAGCGCACGTCCACGCCGCGATGGCGGTGACAGGCGGAGTGCAGGAAGATCACCTCGTGGTCATGAGCGCAATTCGGCACGGCGCACCGGGCGGTGTCCAGGTCGGCTTTTGCGAGGATCTTCATCAAAACTCTCCCGTCTCGATGTCGTGACGCATGGCATGCAGGCCGCTCTCGAGCACCCGCGCGCGGTCGCGCGTTTTCTGCTGCACCTTCGCCATGACGAGCAACACCAACACATTGCAAAACCAGATGCCGCAGGTCAGCGCGATGAACCAGTTATGGCGGTACAGGTTCAGGAAAACCGTAAACAGGTTGCCCACCGCGAGGCCCTGCAGGAGCCAGCGCACGAATTCGATGTCGCGATCATATTCCATCAGTCGTCCGGCTCCTGGGTCTGTTTGAAGCTCCACTGGATCAGCTCCATGATGGTCGAGTTACTGAACACTTTGCCGGGCGGCTGGCGCACGGCCCAGGCGGCGGCCAGCTCGTCGAGCGCCCGGTGCAGTTCGATGTGGCGCTCGCGGCGGCGCTTGTTGGTCATCTTGCGAAACTCGCTTTGCAGTTTCATTTCCTTAAATGTTCGCTCATCAGCTGGCTCATGCGCTCCGCCTCTTTCCGGGCGGCCTCTTCCGGCGCGCGCATCATCCGGGCGAGCTGCATCAGGCTCTCGACGTACTTGTCCGTCATCGAGACCAGCATGTCGGAGATCATCGATAACTGGATCTCGGCAAACTCCATCAGGCGCGCCTCGACCACCTTGTCCACCACCTCGCGAACCTGCATCTTTTCTTTCTCGGTGAGCATTCACCGCTCTTCCACAAACGGCACGATGGTCAGCCGGTGCCCGTGATGCTTGTCGGTTTCGTAGCTGCACCCGGGAAGGTGCAGCCAGTAGAATTCATCGCAGCTGCGGCAGTAGTCTTTCGCCACGTGGCAATCGCAACCCGGCATGTGCCAGCCGAAGCCGGAGAACGAGCATGCCATGGAGAGCAGCTCCGCAACCTGTCGGTCTTCGAGAAATGGCATTCAGCTTTCCTTCGCCAATTCATAGCACGACGGGCAGAAGCTCAGGTCGCCCACCTGGGGTGAGCTTCTGCCGCCCAGCAGCAAGGGCTCGTGCCCGCACTCGAGCTTGACCTCGTGGATGTTGGACACGATGGGAATGGGGCGGCAGACGGCCAGGACGCGCCGCAGGAAGCGCGGGTCGGCGGTCAGCGGGTCGTCGGTGCGGTAGATGACCGGCTCGTCCGTCATTGCGTCACTCCCGGCTGCCAGAAGATGGTGGTCTTCAGTTCAGGATGGTCGAGCTTGCGCTGGACGCGCATGCCCAGCCGGAAGCACATGCGCGCCATCTGGTAGACGTAGTCGGGCAGCACCGTGCCGATGGGCACGCGATGCGCTCCGGCGATGTCGGCCACATACGAAGGCAGCTTCTGGTCGATCTGCTGGTATTCCTCGTAGATCGCGTGCCGCATCATGATGTCGAACTCGGCGTTGTCCCTCGCCTCGTAGCACTCCTCGTTGTACTCCTCGGTGACGGCCTCTATCGCCTCGGCGATGTTCATGGCGTCGTGCCTCCCTTCTGATCGACGATCTGGCGCACCAGCCAGACGAATGCGCGCAGGATCTGGTCCAGCCGCCCTGGCGGCAGGGCGGGCTGCAGCTGCAAGTTTAACGCGCGCGTGGAATTCTCCGGGTGCTTGCGCATGTAGCGGTCCCAGGCCTGATGGGCGACCGGCCCGGGGGAGTCGCCTTCGGCGGCGAACAGCAGGGCGTCGGGGTGGGCGAACTCTTCCACGTGGATCGAATGCTCTTCGAGCGTAGCCGTGACGTTCACTCTACACAGCATGGTGTGTCTCCTCTTCGCTTCTCTTGTAACCCGGTTGGTGTAACTAGGCAGCGCCAGCGCTTCGGTGGACGACGCGCAGCTTGCGCTTCTGCCGCTGCTTGGGGGCGCGCGGGTCCGCGAAGCCGTAGGCCACATAGTCGAAGTAGCGGGTCAGGGGCTGCGAGGGGTCGTGCCGCCGGATCTCGGTGTGGTGGAGCAGGTCCCAGGCCTTGCGGCCCTCCGGGGTGAGATGGAAGCCGTAGCCGGGCCGGTAGGCCAGCCAGTCGCGGATCAGGAAGCTGCGGAAGCCGCGCTGGTCGAACTCCATGGCCTTCTCGATGGTGACGAACTTCTGCCCGACCAGATAGCGTAACAGCGGCAGCTGGTAGTTACTAACAGTGGTGCTCATGCGGCGGCCTCTTCGTCCGTTTTAGCATGCTTCGCCCGCTTCCGCCCGCGCTGCATACTGCGCAGCAACGCCTGTTTCTTGGCGTCGGACATCCCGTCCCAGCGCTTCCTGGCACCGGCACTCTTCTTCTCCGCGCGCCGCTTGGCCACGCTCACCTCGATGCGCCGCGCCATCTCGCGTCTGCGCGCCTCGGGGTCGGCTGGCCAGCCGGACTTTCTGACCGCCAGCAGCGTGACCTTCGGCAGCTTCTCCTCCTTCGGCACCTTCGGGGGCCGTCCCATCTTCTTGCGCTCCGGCTTGTTCTCCTCGGGTCCGCGCTCGTTTGCGAGATCGGCGTAAAAAGTCTCCAAGAGATCAATCGCCAGCCTTACCCCGTAGCGCGCGACGGTGCGCGTCAGCTCGGGAGGTAAGTTCTTGAGTAAGTCGTTTAAGTTCCCTTGCATCGGTTCGTGTCCTTTCGTGGAAATCCCCGCCACGAATCCGTTTTTGGCCCACCCGTTCGATTAATCCTTCGGCCAATATGCTGGCGATTATAGATCCGGTTTTTAAGAATGACAAGTTTATTCTTTTTTTCCTACAAACATTCTAGGGACTCTACCGTACCGGGCGATTTCACACGCCGGGCTCAGTTACTTCGTCCGGTTTCGCTTTCAGGTTGAGCGTGATGACTCCGGCCCGGCGGCAGCAGTCGAAGTACCGGTCGGCGGCGCGCTGCATGCTGCTTGCGCCGCAGAAGCAGCGCTTGGCGGTGCGCGGCGTCTGCGCGGCCCGGCGCTGGTGTTCCTTGCGCTCGGCGGGCGTCACGCCCTTCCAGCGCTGCTCCGCCATCATGCGCGCGGCGAGGTTGATGGTTTTTTCTTTCTTCATTTGGTTCCTGATTTCTTTGTGCGTTCCGGCTCGGCGATCTGCCCTTGCGTCGTATCGGCGGCGGCAGCCCCGGTCGGCGGCCACACTTGCACCCACGACCCTTGACGCCACACGAACCGGCGGCCATCGGAGCAGACCACCTGACCGTTGAAGCTCAACTCACATTCCATCACTTACTCCCCGATTTCTTGCGATAGACTCCGGCGCGCTTGCAGCAATCAAACCCGCGCTGGGCGGCGGAGTGCAGCGTGTACTTGCCGCACCGGCAGCGCTTCTCTTTCGAGCGCGGCCTGCCGCCGCCGTTCGCCCGGATGGCCTTCATCTGGCGCGAGCGGGCGCGCTGGCTTACGCCCTCCCAGCGCGCCTTGCCTGCGGCCTGCTTCTCCTCGTTCATCGGTGCTTCCTTTCCTGGCACTCGTCGCACCAGCTCCCATGCGAGCACTTATGCGGGCGCAGGCAGGTTGTAGCGATCCCCGCTATGCCGAGATCACGGGTCTTGATGGCGCTCGATTTCAACGCCACCGTTCTGCCGCACTTGTCACACCTCCACGTCGGTATCGTTCGCGTCATGCGCTATGCGCCTCCACCCGCCGTTCAAACTCGATCCGCCCGCGCGTCTCGCTACTGCAGGGCTTGCGCGAGATCTCGACCTCGTTCTGGTAGCCGTACAGATGCCAGCCCGGCTTTTTCTCGGGTGTGCGCCACAGTTCGTAGTACCTTCCATTGACCGGCGAGGAGACCGCGATCCGGCGCGTCACCTCGGGCTTACCGTCGTCAAAGCTCGTCATGGGTCTCCTCGTCGCCACCGTCTTCCTCGTCCTCCCCGCCGTTCTTCAGCGCCTGCAGGTATGCCGCGATCCCGCTCAGCAGGGCCTCGCGTGCGTTGCGCTCCCGCTGGTCCAGGCGCTTCTGCTGTTTGCGCGTGGCTTCGATGTCCAGCATAGCCAGCTCCAGGTTGTGCGTCAGGGCCTGGAGCCGCTCGTCAATCGTCGGCTGTTCGTCCATCTTCGTCTCTCCCTTGCTCGTTAATTTCATTTTCCCAGAAAATGAGTACTTCCGTCCGCACGCCGCCCAGGCCGCCCAGCCCGGCGGCCCAGCGCGTCAGGTTCCCTAGCGGCTGGCCGATGAAGCGGCGCACGATGGGGGCGGCCTCGGTGATCACGCCATCCTCGTCGGCGGCCACGCGCACCGTGAACTTGGCGCAGGACACCCAGTAGGCGCGCATCATTCCGCTCCAATCAAACAGGGTTCAAGCCAAATGATCTTGCGCTCCTTGCGGCCCACTCCGACCGGCTGGTTGCGGTAGTGACCCCGACGCCAGTGCAGGCGCGGGCTCGCGTGCGTGCCGGTCGCGCGCGCGCCGGTCACGAACTGGCCGTCGGCGATGCGCGCCACCTCGCGCTTGAACTTGTACCGCGCCCCGATCACGTTGGGGGTCCAGAACTCGCGCGCCTTCTCGGCCTTGCCGACGCGCTTCACCAGCTTGCCCTTCTCGACCAGCTGGGGCCGGGCGTTCATGGCCAGGATGGTGCCGAACAGGATCACGCCCATTTTCTCCAGAAACTCACTGTCCAGCTCGGTCAGGTCGGAGTCCATGAAGTTGCTCTTCTCGACCTTGGGCGCGGCTTCGCCGGGCGCGCGGTAGAACAGGTTGTTGAGGCGCAGGGTGCGCCGCCGGTTGGCCGTCAGGATCGAGTCGTACCAGATCATCGTGTCCGGGCACGCGCCCAGCATGACGAAACTGTCGTTGGGCAGGACCGACGCCGGGATGCCGGGCCAGGGCGACGGGTTGTCACCCTTCCTGACCCGCGACCACATCAGCATGGCCACCTCGCCGTCCTTGGGATGCACCAGCGCGCCTTTGGGGAGCATCAGCATGCCGCTCTCGTAAGGCAGGTCCAGGTCCAGCCAGTCGATGTCGTTGTCGAAGTCGGTGCGCAGCACGGCCTCGAGCAGGTCCGGGGCCAGGAAGAACATCGGCATGCGGTGCTCCCGCATGTAGGCGAGGCCGGGCATCATCAGCCGGTAGGCGGTGGCGCTCCGGTGATAGCCGTAGCGCAGCATCTCGGCCACCACGTTCGCGATCATGACCGCCATGTTGCGCGGCGAGTGGTAGCGCCCGGTGTGCTCGTAGACCTTCGGATAGAAGGCCCGGATCATGCCGGGGAAGGCCTCCTCCAGTATGTCCTCGACCGCCTTGAGGATCGGCCTGCCGGTGATCTGGCGGATCAGGTCCTTGGCGTCCTCGTTCAACTCCTGGGCCTGCTTGTGGAGATCGGGGTCGCCCCCACGCCCAGGCAAGCCAGCGACGAGGTCGTCACGCTGCTTGGCGGTGCGCTGGATCTTGGCGGCCAGCGGGAGGTCGCGCACTTCGTTGGCGTCCCTGGCCACCCGCCGCTCGTCGAGCACGCGCACCTTGCCCGCGCCGCTCTCGCGCTGGTCGAGCGGCTCATGGATGAGCGAAGCGATCCCGGCGATCATGCCGTCCAGCGTCTCCAGCTCGGCAGCGAACTCGCCGGACGGGAGCAGTTCGCGCCGCAGGGCGACGGCTTCCGCGCCCGCCTTCGCGAGCCACGCCTGGATCTGCGCTTCCGTCGCTGGCGTAATCGGGTCGATGTCGGCTACGATGGCGCGGTTCTCACTAGACAGGGCGAACGCAACCTTCTCCATCGTCTCCGTCAGGTTCGTGATGAACCGGAGCGTCTCCTTGCGCGCGAATTGGAGCACGACGGGATAGACCTGATGTACAGAGCCCTTGAGCTTGAGGCCGCCCTCGTTGAGTTCCCCCTTGAGTTCCCCCATGAACTCCACCCGCTCGTCACCCCGGCCTGCGGCGATGAGCGCCTTCAGGCTGGTCACGATATCGCCCATCGCCGTGCCGTCTTCGATGATGTGGATCTGGTCGGTCATGTCAGTCCTCGTCCTCCAGTTTTTCAATCGCCATCTGCACGTTGTAGCGGGCATCCCGCAGATGCCCCAGCGCTTTCTTTGCGTCGAGGGCCAGGGCGGCGGCGGTCAGTTCCACCAGCGCCGCCTCCGCGTCCCGTCTCCATCGGTTGTCACTCATGTCAGTAGTCCTCCCCCACTTCCTAGCCGGATCACGTAATACCGGAACAGGCTCCATAACAGCAATCCGACTTCGGGTAATGTACGCTTGTCCCAGCCTTCCGATTCAGCCACACGAACGATGGCCGCGCGGATGTCGCCGGTCATCAGTAGTCCTCCTCGATTGGCTCGTCATGCCAGTAATTGCCGTCGGTGAAGATGTCGGGCCGGAACCCGGCCCGCTTCTTCGTCTCGCACCGCGCGCACACAAACGCGCAGAAGATGCCGCGCGCGTCGTACAGTTCCTGCCGGGGCAGGCCGCTTCCGCAGGGACAGGGCTTCACGGTGTCACCTCCAGGTCGGTGCGCCTGCCGGGGCTGAGAGTGACCATGCCGCGCGCCACGTCCAGCGCATGGTGCAGACTGCGGCCACCAAGCTCGCGGAAGACCTGGGTGCCGCCCCCGTACTGCTCTTCGAACTCCTTGGTCACATCGACCACGAAGTCCTCGCCGATCATGTGGATCTCAACTTTGATGATTCTGTTTTCTCTCATGCGCGTTTCCTCCCTTGCACCCTTTCCAGCGCCGCCATGCTTTGGGGCGTACCCTGCTCCAGGTGATCCACCAGCGCGTTGCACCGGCGGCAAATGGCCAGCGTGCCCAGGCGCGGGTGCTCGCGCCGGAGAACACCGGCGCGGGTACACTTCAGGAACCACTGGCATTGGGGGCTCTTCATTGGCGCTCCTTGAGGACCGTGATCAGTTCGTTCAACTTTTGGTAGATGTTGCTGCCCACAATCCACACGAGCGCGGCCACAACGACGACATAGCCGATGACGTGATCCTGTGGCGAGGGGGGATAAAAATGCCAGCAGATCAGGGTTCCCCAAATGCCGACACCAAACCACCATGGGGTATTCAAGGTTTCACCTCCACGCCCGGCGGCGGCTGAATCACGCGGCGCAGATCGTCGATCCGCGTCTCGCAATGGTCGATCTGGCGCTCGATGGCGTTCGATGTGCGGCGCAGGGTTTTGATCTGCTCGCGCAGGAACGTGATCTCCTGTTCGATGGCCTCCTTCATTTCGTCACCCCCAGGTGTTTCTTGGCTGCCGCGCGTCCCCTGGCGCGGGCCGCGCTGGCCTTCGCCCGCACCTTGGGGTCGAGCAGATGCCGGTGCGGCGTCTCGCCGCGCGCGATGCGATCCGCCATGGTCGCCTTGGCCGCTTTGCTGCGGCTCTTCGTGCCCAGCCCGTCGCGCTGGCGGGCGATGGCCTCGGCCACCTGCGGCGGGATGGCGAGCCGGATGGTCTCGCCGTGCCCCACCGTCTCGATGAAGATCGTGTCGCCACGCTCCTTCTGCCGGTAGGTCTGCACGATGAAGCTGCGCGCGATGCCGATCAAAGGCAGCATAGCGCGCACCGTCGTCGGCTTGCTCTTGACCACGTCCGGCAGGCCCTCGAGCGCGCCCACCAGCCGGTCGAATTCGCTGATCGTGTTGTCGTTGGTCGTCGTCATTGTCGTCTCCTATGCGTAGATCAGAAACACATCCATCAACACGCCCGCTTCCATGCGGCCCTGCCAGTAGCCCAGCCCGGCGATGTTCTCCGCGAGGAATTGGGCCACCTCGTTGCTCGCCTTGAGCACCAGCTTCCGGTTATGGCCGCCCGGGGCGAAGCTGGCCGCGTAGCGGTCGCTCTTGTGGTCGTACTCCAGGCCGGTGAGGCTTCCCAGGTAGACCGGGGCGTTCAACCCGGCCAGGATGGCGGCGTGCTTCGCGCGGCCCTCCTCCGGGGTTGCGGGCTTGGGTTCGCCATACACAAGCTCGGTAATTGGGACGACCCGCACTAGCTCACCCCCTGCGCGCTGTAGCGCGGCGCGAAGCAGCCGCCATGGGTCAGCTTGCCGGTCGTGTGATCGAGGTGCGCGGCGATGCCGAACACGTCGTGCGTGAAGTTGAAGTCGTCTGCCGCCAGCAGTTCGGCCAGCCGGAGGGGATTGCCGTTCGCGTGCGCGGCGGTCAGGTCCATCGTGGCGTCGTGCCAGCTATACTCCATGCCTTGCCGCCGGGCGATTGCCTTGGCCCGCTCGGCAATCTGGTTGATCAGGTCGTGGTCTTCCTTCGATACCTTCCAGTTCAGAATCATATTTATCCCTCTGCTCGTAATCTTCAGTTGCTCGTAATGTTCAGTGTGCCACGCCCTTGCGAGCGTGGCAAGATGTATTTACTTTCGTCCTCCCAGCACCCACATCCAAAAGTTGATGAAGCCCGCTCCGCGCGGATCGAGAAAGGTACTCCAGACTACGCCGACTACGATCAGCGCAAGAATGATGGCCACAGTACGGCCTTTGTTATCGTTTAAAAATTGCATTGGTCTCCTCAAGAATTCGGCCTGTCTTCCGTCAGGCGTGGTAGGCCATCTCCACGCGACCGGCGGTGGGCGCGCCGGTTTCGACTACTCAAAATGGCTCGAAGTGACCCGGCAGCGTATCGCCTTCCGCGTCCACCGGCCAGCCGCTCGGAGTGTCGTTGAACTCCAGGTCGCCGTCGGTCCACAAGCCCCCCTCGTAGCGCAGCCGGTAGCCGTCGGCGGTCACGAAGGTCAGGCCGGGCTGGCCGCCGAAGGAGCCGCGCCGCTCGAAGGCCGTCTCGGCGTCCTGCGCGGCCTCCTCGCGCCGCTCCTGAATGGCCAGCACGCGCCGCAGCAGGCCGTAGGCGTCCTCGCCTTCGAGCAGGCTGCCGAAGGCCAGCGGGTCGCCCTTGATGTTCTCCAGGTCCTGCGCGGTGGCGAAGATGTCGCCGCGCGCGTCACGCTGCTCGCTGGCCCATTCGACCAGCGCCTCTTCCAGCAGTTCCCTCAGTTCCCGTTTCGTCATCGTCGTCTCTCCCTTGCCTGTTCCCAGGTGTCAATCACCACGCGTTCCTTCTTCGCCCGCGCCTCCACGTCCGTTACCTGCCTCCCGGCCACGATCTCGGTGTGCGAGGAGTAAGGCCCGGTCACGTAGCTGAAGTCCGCGACCTCATACAGCCGCCCGGCCACGTTCACGTAGACCGGGTCCGGTGCCCAGGAATCGAAGCTCGATCCCTTGCAGGGCGCGACAAGCTCGCGCAGGAACCGCAGTGAAATAGTGCCGTCGTTTCGTTGGTTGCTCATGGATCTCCTGTGGAAAATCTGTGGATCTCTCTCGGCCAGCGCCCGCACGAGGCGGTCACTCACGTCCCGGCGGGGCGTCCCCCGATGACTTCCCGGTGTTTCACCGTCCCTACTGTCCACCGCGCTCGGACTTACGTGGATGCTTTCAGTGGGGCAGGACGCGAGCGCCGCCTCGTGGGGGCACTGGCAATACGTGGCCGGGCTTGGGAACCGGCCTGCCGCATTAGGGCCGCGTAGCGGCCCCCCTCTGCGTGACTACTTCTGTCCCGGCTCGCGGGTCAACAGCGCGTACAGGGCCTTCTCCTCGTCGCGCAGCATGCGCGCTTCCAAGGGCGGCGCGTCCGCGATCTTGCTTCCGCACCTCGTGCCAGCGCTTGGCGGCTTTGCCGTGCCAGCGGCACTCGGTGTTCCAGCACTCGGGCCAGCCGCCCTTCAGGTCACACTTGCTTTGTCGTTTCATCGTCTGGGTCTCCTCTGCGTCTGCTTGCTCGGCGGCACGCTGGTGTAGAACCCGCGCGCGGCCACGAAGCCGGTCGTCGCGGGCCATAGCTCGTGCGCGCCCGCCTCGCGCGCCTCCTCGTTGCGCTCGGTCAATTCCTGTACCGCCCGGTCGATCAGGTCGCACAGTTCGCCAGCGGTCATCTGCTCTAGTTGCTCGTTGTTCATCGTCGTCGTCTCCCTCGTTTAGAACGGAACGTCGTCGTCGTCCCAGTGCACCATCACCGGCGGTGGCGCGTTCACCGGCCCATGGACCGGATGCGCCCGCTGGTACTCTTCCAGGCGCGTGTAGTGGCGCTTGGCGTGACCGCGCTCGTGGATCTGCTCGCACCACATCTCGAACAGGCCCCAGGCGTTCTCCATCTCGTACTGCCCCAGGATGCGTCCGGCGGTCTCGGGCAGGTCATAGCGGGCCAGCAGGCGTTCCATCTCCGCGCCGGTCAGGTGGCGCGCCGTGTGCACCAGCCGGTGCTCTTGCTCGTAGGTCATCGTCATGTCGTCGTCCTCGTCCTCGTCCTCGTTGTCGTCATGGTCCACGAATTCCGTCATGGGCAGGTAGCGCATCGTCATTCCCCCTCGCTCAGTTCCCACTGGTAGGATTCGCGGGCCACCCTACGGTCTTCGATGGTGCACTCCAAGGCCACCATCGAGCGCTTCCATGCGCGTGCCGCCTGCTCCGCCATGCGCTTGGTCCGGTACTCGCCCGGAAGCTGGCCGCAATCATGGCCGTTGTCCCAATTGATTTTCCACATCGTCGTTTCTCCCTTGCTCGTATTGTTCAGACTACCTCAGGCGCACTCACTCCATGCCGCCCCGTCCACTGGGCCAGCGGGCACATAGCCAGCGGCCAGCGTGCGCTCGATCTGCACCAGCGGCAAGTGCTGCTTGAAGTCATGGCCGATGGCGCGCTCCACCTTGACGTACTCGCCGAGTAACTCCCGGTTGTGATAGCCCGCGAGTAACAGCGCCTCGGGCGGCGCGTAGAAGCAGAACACGCACGACAACCTCGGCATGCCCAGGTCATAGGCGCGGTGGTACTCGAGGCCGCGCGATTTGATGTGCAGCCATACCTCACTCTCGCTCCACCCATGGATCGGCAGCCAGCGCGTCACCTCGCGCCGCGTCAGGTTGGTCGCCGGGTCGTCGCTCACCGGCTCCATGTCGCGCCGCTTGGTCGACTCCTGCGCGCGCAACCCCAGGCAGTTGAGGATGCGCACGCGCCGGTAGGGCCGCGCCGCCACGCTCCTGCCGCGCGTCAGGGCGAGCCGTTCGACGGTCTCGTTGACCAGTTGGGTCATCAGGCCGGTCACCGGCTTCGTCTTGTGATCGCTCGTGCAGTAGCGCGTGCTGTAGCCCGGCCACTTGCCGCGCGCCGCCACATGATCGAGCAGGTCATTCTGCTCGCGCCGCACCACCTCAAAGCGCAGGCCGTAGCGCTTGGCCTGCCGCTCCGCCAGTTCGCGCGTGCCGCTCCACTCCACGCGTCCGAGATCCGCGTGCACCACCACCAGCCGCTCGCGGTTGACGCCCGCCTCGTCAGCGAGGGTCACGAGATAGTCCAGCATGGCGAGCGAGTCCTTGCCAGCGGAAGTGTTGATCAGAATCCAGTCGTACGTGCGCAGGTCCGGTGTCGTCATGTCAGTTCAGTTCCTTTCGGTCAGCCCCGGTCATGGGCTGGACTTCGTCATCGAACGGGTAGCCACTGGCCGCGTTCTGGTCGAACGACTCAATCAGGTCGTCCATCTGGGCGCGCGTCAACAGGCCCAGGCGCGGCCCGTCCTCGATGCGCGCCGCCATCAACTGCCAGCCGTCGTCGTCCTTGGCCACGTACAGCCGCAGACTCCGCTGCACGCCGTCAGCGAAGACGTGCTGCCAGCTTTCCACCACGTGGGTGGGCTTCAGGTGTTCGTTCGTCATTTGCTCTCCTCGGTGGTCTCCGCCACCACGCGGTAGCGCTTCTGGGGGGCATCGCCCACGATGTAGCCGCGCGTGTACGAGTACTCGTGGCGGATGTTGCGGTAGGGTGATTCGGGGCCAGCCGCGAGGCGCGCAGTGGCCACCGCGTGCTCGGCCTCGCGCAGGGTCAGGCCGTCGCGCAGGATCGTCGTCGTCGTCATGGTTAGCTCCGTTCCTCCAGCTTCTCGGCCAGCGCGTTTGCACCGGCCAGCACGGCCTCGATGTGCTCCGCGCCGCTGTAGTCGTTGATCACATCCCAGCCGTCGTTGCCGTACACGAGCCGGACCCAGCCGTGCTCGCGTTCCAGCCCGACAATCCGGCGTTCGAGGTGCAGCACGTCCTCGTCAGTGTTGATCAGCGCGTCCAACACGGCCTTGCGGCTGGTGGAGCGGGTCACGGCGTACTCGTCGCCGCCATCGTCCACGCTCAGCGTGTAGCCAGCCTTCAGGGCGTCAGTGACGATCCTCTTCACAATGGCCACTTCCATGGCTTGGCGCTTGCGCACCGTTTCGTTCTCGGGGTTCAGGTACATGTTCGTCGTCTCCTTCTAGCGTGGCCGGGGTTGTGACCGGCCTCCCGCATTCCAGCCGGGGCACGTGGCCCCGGGCTGCACTCTGCGTGTTAGCTCTTCAGCTTCTTCATCTCCTCGGCGAGGGTCCACAGTGCCTTGTTCAGGCGCGTGTTCTCGCTGATGCCTTCGACCGGGCGCACGCGGGCGCGACGGCCAGAGGTCTGGTTGCGGTAGCGCGTGCCGCCCTGGGTCAGGTTCTCCTGGGCCACGTTGAACGTGTTCCACAGCGTGGGCTCGGCGTCCTCGGTGCGGCGCGGGCGAACGACGGCCTCGGGCGTGATCGGCGCGGCGTCGTCGTAGCGGAGGGCCAGCGCGGCGGTGGCGAACGCGGCGCGCTCGGGCGGCGCGAGGCGCAGGTTGCGGAACGACTCCACCGACTCGAGCGCGCGCGGCATCTGGTCGATGACTTCGAAGCTGGCCTCGATGATGCCGTCAGCCGTGCCCCGGTGTGGCACTTTGATCGCCGCCACGATGCCGTCGTCGACCATCAGGCCGTTCGCGCAGACGTAGCGGTACAGGCCGCCCGCCACCTCGTACGCGCTCGCGCCGTCGTGGCTGTTCGTCACCACCACCTCGGGCACGATGCCGCCCACGCGGGCGACGGCTTGCGCCATGTCCAACTGGCGGAAGCGGATCTGGTGGCGGGTGAACTCGGCTTTGCCCGGGACGCGCGTCCGGCTCTGCACGGCCTTGACCGGCACGAAGCCCTCGTGGCGGAGCTTTTCGACCACCTCGATGGTGGGGATGAAGGCGTACTTGCCGGACATCTTGTGCCAGGGTTCGCTGGCGAAAATGGAAGGCGCGAAAGCGCGCAGTTGATCGTTGGTCAGTACGTTGGTCATGGTGTTTTCCTTTGGTTGCGTTCTGGGGGATTTGCGTGAGCCGGGCTTGTGACCGGCTGGCCGCATTACGCCCGGGCGAAGCCCGGGTCACTCTGCGATTAGTGGGAAGGCGTGACGCTCCACCCGCACCCGGTCAAGCGCCGGTACTCGCGGCTGGCGTCGTCCATGGCGGCGCGAGAGGCGAGCACGCGCCGGTAGTGGTCGACCTTGACGTCGACGTCGTGGTCGGTGTCCTCGGTGGTCACCACCTCGTACCATGCGAACGTGGTCGGTGTGGGCTGGCCCTCGCGGTACATCACCTCGTACCGCGCCGCGCTCGGGTTACAGGGGTCACAGACCCACCAGTGCGGCCAGAAGGCCACTTTGACCACCGGCTCGCCGGTAGCGTCCGGCACGATCAGGCGCAACGGCTGGCATCCGCCCGTGCGGTCGGTCAGGGTGTAGGCCATCAGCGCACCCCTTCCACGAGCCTAGTGAACGCCATCTCGGCGTCGTTGGTCTCCTCCAGGCGCTTGGCCCAGTGGGCGAAGTCGCCCTGGACCTCGTGCGAGAACAGCCAGTTGGAAAGCAGTTCCTTGCGGCGGGTGGCGAAGGCCACGCGGGTGTTTACTACGTTGTCGAATGTCATCGTCGTCGTCTCCTCTTACATCACGCGCTGGCCGTCGCGGTAGTCGATCCAGCGGCTTTCCCCGTCTTCCACAATCTCGATCTCGGCGGTGGCGTCATGGGCCAGCATCAAAGCCATCTCGATGGCCGAGACGTGCGAGTACATGGCGGTCTCGCTATGGCCGGTGTACAGCGTCACCACCCGTTTGCCGTTCCAGCATTCCAGGTTCTCGTTCCTCTGCGGGACCGTGCCGCGCGAGGCGTGCAGGTTCACTGCGAAGCGCTTGATCTTCTTCATGGTTGGTCTCCTCGGTTAGCTCACGCGCAGGTTCTTGCGCACCATCAGCTCGTTGTCCAGGGCCAGTTCAAACTCACGCCCGTAGCGGGCGTAGCGCCCGCGCTTGACCACGCTGATCAGCGTAGCGGTGGCGATCTTCTCGAAGGGTCTGTTGTTCGTCGTCGTCATGTTGTCTCCTTTGCGTTTGCGCGGGCTTGTGAACCGCGCGTGCCGCATTACGCGCTGGCCTTTTCAGGCTGGCCAGCGTCACTCTGCGATTTGGTTGATTGGTTTGAAAGGCCGGGACCATGCGTTTATAAGTGGATTCTCTTTTCAGAGAGTCAGGTGTGTTTCAACCTGTTCACTATCCCGGTCTTTCGTTTTCCATTTGCGATGTGGACCTGTCACGTCCACTCCCGTCGCTTTTCGCGTGTACCTTGGGCGGTCAGATGATCTTCGGGACTTACGTTCGCCGCTCTCGGGGGCTTCGCGCGCTGGTCACACCAACGGCACGCGATCCTACACACGGTCACCTACGTCCTGGTCAAAACCTACGGGATGGTCAACGGCCTACTCGCCCTACTGCCTGGGTTTTCGCTACTTCGCTCGGGGCTATTCAGTTGTCAAGGATCACGCGGTCCAAACGGCGGAAAGCTCTCGGGTCTGGCAGGGAGTGGTCAAACCCACGCCCCCTGGCCGGTTGGTCATCCCTATGACCGGCGTTCAGCCCCTCGCTTCGTTCCGTTCTCGCCTACACTCTATAAGATGCGCTGGCTGAGTCATTGGTTACCGCATTTCACCCCAGCCTCGCTTTTCTTTTGTTTTCGAAGATCTCGCAGGCCGTTGCCGTTTCGCTCAACTGCCTACATATACTAAGATGCGCTGGCTACGTCAGTGGTTACATGGTTTCGAAAAGAATTCCGGGAGCGGGGTGAAATCCTGGGCCGGTGGCTTAGCGGTTATTTCGGATCTTGATATGCGGCTTTACCGGGGAAGCGGTGCGGGTTGGGGGAAAGGGCCGGACCTGGAGTGCGGCTGGTTGCGGCGGAAACCGGCCTAGGAGCGTTCGCTCTTGACCGGGATAGACTCCGCGCTCTCGGCTTCGACCACCAACGGGGCTGGCCCCAACGCCTTGGCATACAGGCCTTTCAGGTCATTCAGCAAATCGGATCTCGTTTGCTGAAATGCCTTGACCGGCTCCGGCTGGCGCGCGGCTTTCTCGGCCAGCAGACGCTCGCCGAACTCCACGAGGTACATGGCGGCCTGCATGGCCTCCTTGGCCTGCCTGTGGTCCGGGCTCTGCGCGATCCGCACCAGACTGGCCAGCCCGTGCGCCACCAGCCCGTAGCCATCACGCGGCACGTAATCCAGTTGCACTTGCGCACCGTTGATACGCGCGGTAGGCATGAAACCTCAAGCGTACCTCGGAGACTTGCCCGCCAGTCTCCACAAAGTTCCCGGCAATGGGTGAAATCGTACAGATGCAGGATTGAGGCTGGTTGTCAACCGGCATGGGGTGAAACTTACGGGTTGCCGCTGGCGTAGCAACCTGCAAGCGCGCCAGAACTCCGTGTTCTTGCCATCTTGTTGAGCCAATTGGACTTAGCACGGTTTGGCTTGGTTTTGGCTGGATTTCGTACAGTTTGGTCCGGTTTCGACCTGAGCGGCACTGTCAAGAGGCAGTGGGTGAAACGCGGCGGCGCACAGTCCCGGCGGCCTGTCAACCCCGCCGAGGGGTGAATTCACCTGTGCGCACCCACCGTACACCCCGTGCCCGTGTGGCACAGGTGAAATCCGAGCGGAGGGGGCCGAGTTTCCGCCCCATAAATAGCACCCCCCCCCATCTCCGGGTCCCATCCACACGCGGATTAAAAATAACATTTCGGAAAAATGAAGGGTCTCGCGGAAACCCTCGGAAGGGTGAAGGGGGGGGGGGTGTGTGTGGGTAAAGGTAAAATAGGGTATCTTAATATCTCTTTTAAATATATATATATATATATATATAAACGGAAAAGCGGTAACCAGCTGCGGCTCAGTAACTTACACCTTCTCACTTTCTCGCCACCCTTCCCTTTTCCGTTCTTCCGCATATTCCACCAACCCCCTTGTCACCTCTTCCTACCCTTCGAAATACCGTGAGACCCCCCCCCCCCCCCCCCCTTCAGTCGTATTCCCCCATCTTCGCAAGGGCGGCGCGCCGGATGGTATCGATTGCCACATCGAACTCCGCGAGGGAATGGATGACGAAGCAGGCGGCACCGGCGCGTTTCCAGGCCTCGAGGCGGGCACACTGCAGGGGGGTGGGAGACTGGCCCGGGCGCTTCAATTCCATCTCGAAATGGTGGCCGTGCCAGCAGCCGAAAACATCGGGATCGCCGGAGACGGTGAAGACCGAGCCGTGTCGTTTGCGCCACTGGAGCGCCGGGTCGGCCTGGGCGAGCTTCTTGAGGCGGCGGGTGATCGAGGCGAGGAGCTGGCTCTCGAGGGGCATCCGATTTCAGAGATTCTTATCTTATGCTATGTCATGTAATGAGATGGGATCGGAAGCGATCTGAGCTGATGGTATCGGATCGTATCGAAATCTTCATCCCTCCCACTTCGGCGGCTTGGCGTCGATGCGCTTCGGGCTGGCGGCGGTGGCCAGCTTGCGCGACATCGACAGGAAGGTCTTGCTCAGTTCGCTGAGCACCGCCGAGAAGGCCACGTGGGTGACGCGCTGCTCCTGGGTCAGCTTCTCGTCCTGCACGTAGTCCACGATATCTTTGGCCAGCCCGACCTTGCGCTTGCCCTGCTTGACGCGCCGCTGGGAGGCCTTGATGTGCGCCTGGGGCTCGATCACCGTGTAGCCGTAGCCCGGCTGGTTTTCGAACCACAGGCGGCGCGCCTGCTGCATCTCGGCGCGGAATTTGTAGAACTGCTGCCGCCCGCGCGGAGTGCGGATGTCCACTCCAGCCAGCTCGCCCAGCACCTCGTAGCTGAAGTTGGTCTCGCCCCGGTCGAGCAGCGGGCCGATTCCGTCCAGCAGGCGCTTCCACTCGGGATGGCGATAGGTTTGTCCCATAAAAGAGTCTCTTATCTTAAGTTATCGGATGAAATGACAACGTATCCTAGCGCAGCATATGCAATCATATGGCAGCATATGAGAACTCTCAAACCTTGGGAAAAGCCTTATCTTATCTGACGCCATGAAATCCGATGCCAGCTGAGCTTATGCGATGGCACCTTATCGCACGCGAAACCTATGCGGCGGCCTCTTCCTCGTCCTGTTGCCATGCGCAGTCGATCACGTCACATCGTCCGTACAGGCCGCCGTTGCGGGGCCGCCACCGGCCAAAGCCGATGAACTTGCCCATCACCTTGAGGTGCTGGAGGAAGGCGTCCTCGGTGACGATGGGGTCGCCGACGTAGAAGGTCACCGTGCCTTCCCATCGCCGCACGATGGGGAAGATTCTCTTCACCCGCCTGGAGCCGCCCCGCTTTCCGTTCGCCGAGCAGAACAGCCGCTCCTCCTCCAGGGCGTCTTTGTGGACACCCAGATCAATCCCCTCGAGCACAATCACCCCGGCGTCGATATGCTTGGTGTAGGTCGAAGTGCCCTTGCCGGGAATCTTCATCCCCAGATAGAGCGCCGAGGCCTTGAAGGTGCTGGAGATCATGTTGGCCGGGATGTAGACCATGCCCTGCTCGTCGTAGTGGGCCTTCTCTCTCCAGGTCCGTTCCTCGTAATCCATGTCTTGCTCGCGCGTCTTCTTCGGCGTCCCGTGGTGCCGGGAAAAGGAGATGGGCGATGCGCTTTTCAATCGGCAGATTGCTTGTGGCATCGCCAGCAGTATCCTGCAATTGAAAAACAAATACAAGAGTTTTATCTTTTTAATCTGTAAGGTCGGGCACCCTCAGTCCGCGCTCGCCTCGGCCACCAGCGGGATACTCGCCCCGGCCCGCTTGCGCTTGCGGCGCTCGGGCGCGGTGACGACCAGCTGGACGCGCTTGTTGTCGGCGGTTTTGAGTATCAGCATCAATGAGCCCGTGTTGGCCTTGGCGGCCTCGGCGAGCGCGAGTAGATCGTCGCGGTTGATTTCAATCTTCATATCTGCTCCAGAATTCGTGCCCAGGTCGGGTTCCATGTCCACGCGCCCGCATGTTTGTTGAGGACGCCCGCGTAGACCAGCTTGCTCAAGACTTCGTAGGTTTTGGTCGGCTGCCAGCCGATCTGGTCCTTGACCTCCTTGGCTTCGAAGCTCTTCCCCCGGAAGACGCGCAGCAGGCTTTGCAGCTCGGGGTAATGGGCGGCCACCGGGCCGTCCAGAATGAAGTCGTAGTCGAGCGTGGCCTCCCGAAACATGAGGACCGCCTGCAGTCCCTTCAGGTGCCGCCCGCGCACGCTGACGAGGCGGGCTGGATCGTTGATCGCGAGATTGGGGAAGCGCCCGAGCACGATCTGCGTGTCGCTGCAGGCCTGCATCGCGAACGTGCCTGCGGCCCGGCTGAACAGGTCGAGCGAGGCGGCGGTCTTGCTGTCGTGGTGGAGGAGCAGGATGGCGCTCTTGGTCTCTATCGCGATCTCGCCGAGCATCATGATTTCCTGAGCGTCCAGCTTGACCACGTTCCGCTTCTTGTCGTCTTCGCCGAAGCCGCGCAGCGCGGTGAGCGAGTCGAGCATGACGAACTGGGCCGGACGCCGGAGGATCTGTTCCGTCAGCCAGGGCCGGAACCCGGGGTCAGAGATCGTGCCCGCATCGCGGGGCCGGGTCACGATGTCGAGCGGCTGGTTGGGCCGACTGGCGCGGCATTTGACGAGGAAGTCCTGCAGCGAGGCTTCGCCCTGCTGGTCGTCCCACTCGACGATCAGCACACCGGCTCCGCCTTTCACGGTGGTGTAGTTGTCGAACAGAGGCAGGCCATTGGCAACGCTCATGGCCATCCCCACTCCGAGCACGGTCTTGCCGATTTTGCTCGGCGCGACCAGGAGCGCGATGGAAGGGACGCTGACCATGTCCTCGATCAGTGCCTGGGGTCGCGTGATCACGCGGTGGCGCAGCTCCTCGATGGGATAGGCCTGGGGCCACTCCACCGGCTTTTTCTCCGGCGGCGGCTGGTTGTGCATCCAGGCTTCCTGGTTGTCGAGCCCGAGCAGGTGCTTGGCCCGCTTGTAGACGCGCTCGTCGATCAGCCCGGCGAGCGTGCGCAGACCGGTGATATCCTTGCCGTCGTCGTAGGACTGAAAGGTCGAATCGACCTCTTTGTCGGCGGCCCTTAGATCCGCCGCCTCCCGCCACTTCACCCGGAAGATGGCGCGCATGAGGCGCTGCGCTTTCTCGAGCGGCCACGCGGCGCGGCATAAGGCCCCGGCGAGCGCGAGGAAGATCTGGTGGCACGCCCCGTCGCGCGCATGGCGGCCCAGCATGATCGCGACCGCCGTGTGCCGGACCCGCTCCATCAGGTCGTTGCGCTCCGCCTTGCCCGGGAAGCCCGCGCCGCCCACGAACTCGATGGGCTCGTCGTTGGGATGGACCGATGGCGGTGCCATGGTATTGAGGCATTTGCCTCCTTTGTCCTGGCAGCGGATTTCGATCAGGCAGGCCTCTTTCGGATCGTCGACGGCGGGATCGAGATAGCGGAGGGTGGCGGGCGGCTCGTCGCAGAGGTACAGGTAATGCGTGGGCGTCACCTCTCCGTGCCCCCACTTCATGCCGGTCGGCAGCTCATACTCGATCCAGGCCCACACGCCTTCCAGGCAGTCGATGTCGATATCGGTCAGGTTCTTGGGGCCGGTGAGGACGCAGAGGTTCTGGCGCTCGCCGTTGAAGTACTTCTGGAAGTCCTCGGGCGCGGTGATCCGTAGTTCGTTCCAGCCCGGGATCACCGGCCCCTTCTTCATGAAAGGGGCCGGGACCGTGAACATCTGGCGCTCGGTGAGAAACCACTGCGCCGATTCCCTCGCTTTCATCATCGGAGGTCAGCCTCCCTGGTTAATAGGGCCGGTCGGGGTCGTTGTCTTCCTGGTCCTGATCGGCCTCGCCGCCGGTGATGTCGTAGGCGGTCGTGTCCACCGTCATCGGCGTGAGCAGGCCGCGCATGCGTTCGTGATAGGGCGCGAGGATTGCGCTCTCGCTCTCCGGCAGCGCCGTGTAGAGCTGGAAGCGGATCTTCGCGTAGGGTACGCCGCCTGTAGAGGTGGCGGGCTCGAGCACGAGCTTGGTGGTCACCGTCCAGTAGCTCAGGCCCGCGCTGATCAGGTTGAGCGAGTACTTGGTGAAATTGGCGAGCGAGGTGGGCGGGACGGCGAGCAGGTGCGGCAGCATCTGGCCGGGCATCAGGATCAAAAGCTCGCGCAGGTCTTTGCAGGCCTGCCCCGGCCCGGCGCTTCCGTCGGCGGCCCGGGCGCTGTTGAAGGCCGCCATCGGGCAGTCGGTGCAGTTGCCGCCCGGATCGCCCTCGCCGATGAAGCCGTCCTTGCTGCTGCAGTCGGGCGGCCCGACGCGGCCTACGCCGAAGGGCTTCTTCCAGTAGGCGCGTGCCTGCCGGAAGGCGGTGATCACGCCGGTCACGCTGCTCCGGCGCTCGACCCCGCCTGGGGTCTCGACCTTGAAGTCGCGGTCGTCGCCCGAGGGCACCTTGATGCGCGCGAGTGAGCGCGGAGAGAACTGCTGGCCGCCCAGGTTCTCGTCGATCAGGGCAAGCACCTTGCGCATCGCCCCGGGCTGGAGCAGGGGATAGTCCTTGCGCACGGTGGGCACTTCAATCGTCTGGTTGTCGTCATTCTGCGGATTCATCGTTCGTCTCCTGTTCTTCCTGGTTGATTTCCTGTTCGAATTCTTCGGCGTAGGCCCGCGCCTTTTTCTGCACGCGGATGCTGAAGGCCGGTTTGATGTTGAGAATGTGGGCGAGCGCGGGCGGCAGGAGCTTCTCGAGCGCGCCCGGCTGGAGCCCGCTGATCAGCTTGTGATGATCCTCGAGGTCCTTGATGTATTTGGTCAACGACTGCGTCGAGTAGTTCTCGCTCACCATGCGCCCGAGGCCGCTGATCTTGAGCGCCTCGCAGACCATCGGGCGCGAGACGCCGGTGATCGGATAGACCCAGGGCTCGCGGTGCGGGGAGACCAGATAGTTTTTGACGGCGAAGCAGGGCAGGCCGGTGGCGCTCAGGTAGCCGACCAGGGCCGGTTCCAGCGTCTTCAGCTGGCCGTCGACTTCCTTTAGGCGCTCTTTGAGCGCGCGCTTCTCGAGCGTCAATTCGACGAAGCGCGCGGCGGCCTGATATTCGGGCGTCTCAACTAGTGACGACATGCTGGGCTCCTTTTTTCTTCAGTTGTTCGAGGACCGGCCCGGCGAGATCGCCTTCTCCCAGGACACTGTCGATCAAGTCGCGCCGGGCCTCGATGGCGCGCAGGATGTATGCGTCGATGCTATCGGCGACGACGAGGTGGTAGAACACGCAAGGCCTGGACTGCGGCGGTCGGTGGATGCGCTTGCGCGATTGCAGGTAGTTGGCGAGCGAGAAGTCGAGCGAGTAGTAGATGGCCACGCGCGCCCGGGTCAGGTCCACGCCCACGCCGCCACTCTGGATCTGCACGGCGAGCACGACCGGATCGCTAGCGAGCTGCCACGCGCGCAGCTCGTCCTTCGAGCCGGACAGTTCCATCGAGGCGAGCCCGGCCTTCGCGCTCGCGCGGTGGACCGCTTCGAGATCGGCCCGGAAGCGGCAGAAGACCACCACCGGCTCGCGCAGATCCATCAACAGTTCACAGAGCAGATCCTCCTTGGCGGTGTCGATCTGGTGGCGCGTGCCGCCTTCGTCTTCGAGCGCGCCGCCGGTGATCTGGGCGAGGCGCAGGAGGCGCACCAGGGCGTTGGCGGCGGTGGCCTGCTGGGTGCCGATCCAGGCGATCATCTCGCGCTCCATCTCGCCATAGATGCGCGCACCCTCTTTGCCCATGACGGTGGTGCGCGTCTCGTCGAGCACGGCGGGCAGCGCGAGCACGCTCTCGTCCACCTGGAAGGCCAGCTCCTTGAAGCGCGCACGCAGCCCGTCGAGATTTCTCCAGCCGACGATCTCTTTGTTGAAGTAGCCGCCCATGATGGCGTACTCGTTCTTGAAGCGCCAGTAGCTGCGGTCGAGGTGGAAGGGGTTGAGGAAGCGGAACTGCGCCCAGAAGTCGATGGGCAGGTGCGGCATGGGCGTGCCGGTCAGGCCCAGCCGCCGCCGCGCCATCAGGCCGACCTTGGCCAGCCACAGCGAGGTGCGGCCCTGCGGCTCTTTCGCCCGGTGCAGCTCGTCGGCGATCACCATGTCCCATAAGCGGTTCGCCGCCCAGCTGCCGAAGGGGGCAAGGCGCGCCGCGTCGTAGTTGATCACGATGGCCACCGGCTTATGGCGCTCCCGGCCCCAGCTGAGGATGCGCATCGCTTCCTTGTGCTTGCGCTCGACCGTGTAGCCTGCGCGGTCGTCAAGCGCCAGGACGTGGAAGTAGCCGGGGGCATAGCGGGCGAACTGCTGCTCCCAGGTGGGGACTACGCGCAGGGGGCAGGCGACGAGCATCTCCTTGACGCCGTCGTCCACCGCCAGCTCGGCGGCCACCCGGCTCTTGCCCAGGCCCATGGCGAGCGCCAGCATGGCTCCGTTCTGCTGGCGGCTCCACAGGCCGCGTACGAAGCGGAAGGCCTCCTCCTGGTGCGGCCAGCGCGGCGGGATCGGGCTCATGGCCACATCCCGGCGCGCTCGAGCGCGAGCGTGAGCAACAGGAGCATCTCCAGCTCCTTGCTGGTATAGGCGCGTTCGGGATGGCGCAGGCGGTTGACCAGGACACGCAGCACCTCGCCGGTGAAGGTGGGCGAGCGCAGGGTGTCGGCCAGCGCCGCGATCCGGTCAATGGTATGTTTTTTGTCAGAAGTTTTAAATTTTTCTTGTATATTTAAATCGGAGATAGGGACGGGCATGGTTCGGTGTCGGGTCCTTTCTGCCGTCCGGTTCCCGGGAAGGAGTTTCGGGCGGCTTTGGAGACGCATCTGATTCTGCTCGCAATGCAGGTTCCTGTCAAGAAGCAAACCCGCAATTACGCGGGGCGGAGAGAACCGAACATGAAGAAAAAGACAAATCTACAGACGCCGACTGAGGGGGAAGTCAAGCCGCGTCAGCATGGCCCTCAGAAGGAAAAGACGCAGATCACAATTCGCGTGGATACGAACCTGATGAACGAGGCGTATGCACAGATGAAGGAGGACAATACCCGCATCACCGACATCGTCGAGCGCGGCCTCGTGCTGGCGCTCACCGAGCGCAACCACCAGTTGCCGAAATGGAACAAGGAAGTGCGTTTCATGGTGGCCAACGCCACCAAGCAGCAGCAGGCGCTGATTCGCGGCCTGCTGATCGCCATGGTCGAGCCGCTGCTGGACCGGAAGGACACCACCACCAACAAGGTGATTGTGGATGGAAAGCAGCGGGCGGCGGTGTTTATCAGCCATGCGTTCACGCCCGAAACCGAGAAAATCTTCGAGCTGGTGCGCTGGTTTCTCGAACTGCGCAATAAATCGCCGCATGCCCCTGCCGCTCTCGAGTACTACTCGCGCTACGGCAAGAGCGCCGAGGAGATGGCCGAGCTGGCCAACCTCTAAGACTGCAGGTTTTTAAAATCCGCAGCACCTGCACTTGCGCCGGGCTATAATTGGCCCCAGATGTTGAACAAGGCCCGGCGGCAGGAAAAAGTGCAGCAGGTCATGGGCGAGTTCAAACGCGGCCAGCTGCACTCGGGATCGAAACAGGGACCGACGGTCAAGCGCCGTCCCCAGGCCATCGCCATCGCCATGCAGCAGAGCGGCCAGGGGAGGCGCAAGTGAGCCCCGCCTATCCCGTCTTCGACATCGTGGAAATCGCCCAGGAGGCGAGCGACCGGGCCGGGGTGGAGTTCCGCTCGGGCTACGCGCTGCGCAGCGCCCGCCGGGCGCTGGAGCTGGTCCTGATCGAGTGGGCCAACCGGGGCCTGAACCTGTGGACCATCGAGGGGCCGGTGGTCATCGACCTCATGCCCGGCGTCTACCAGTACCTCCTGCCGGTAGACACCGTCGACCTGATCGAGCATGTGATCCGCACGTGGCCGCCGGGCAACGGCAGCCCCGGCTGGACCCCGGACGCGGGCGATGGCTGGCACGGCAACCAGCCGAGCGATCTGCCGCTCACGCGCTTCACGGTGAGCGAGTACGCGTCCATCCCCAACAAGCTGGCCCAGGGCCGACCCTCATTGATCAGCATCCGGCGCGCTCTCCAGCCCTACTTCCTTCTCTGGCAGGTGCCCGAGCAGGGCCAGCAGAGCTACCAGCTGGCCTACTGGCGGCTGCGGCGGATCGCGCCTATGCCGCCCGGCGGGACGGCGGAGCCGGGCATCCCCTGGCGCTTCGTCAATGCGCTCACGGCGGGCGTGGCCTTCTATCTGGCGCTCAAATCGACCGATCCCAAAGCGCTGGCGAAGATCGAGCTGCTCAAGACCGAATACCAGGAGCAGTTCCAGTTAGCTTCCGACGAGGACCGCGACCGTGCCTCGTTCAACTTTGTGCCGTTCGACTACTCGTATTTGTGATGGGGAATTGAGATATGGCTAACTCAACCACGACTCTGACTTCCTCGCTGAATCCAGCGGTCTTTGGGCAGGCGGTGACCTTCACGGCAACGGTGGCTGTGGTTCCGCCAGATACCGGCACGCCGACGGGCGTGGTGACTTTCCTCGATGGCGGCGTGAGCATCGGCACCGGGACACTCAACGTCTCGGGCGTGACTACTCTCATCACCAGCGCGCTCACTCCCGGCAGCCACACCATCACTGCCAGTTATGCCGGGGACGGCACCTTCAATCCGAGCATCGGTTCCTTGACCGGAAATCCACAGGTCGTCGCGAAGGCGAATACCACCACGACCTTGACCAGCTCCTTGAATCCGTCGACGATCTCTCAGCCCGTCACCTTCACGGCGACGGTGGCGGTGGTGGCCCCGGGAGTAGGCGTGCCCTCGGGCGTCGTGACGTTCCTCAATCAAGGCAACCCCGCCGGGAATGCGACTCTGACGGCAGGCGTGGCCACGCTCACGCTGGCGGCGCTCACTCCCGGCAGCCATACCATCGTTGCCGAGTATGACGGCGACACCCGGTTCAACCCGAGCACCGTGCCATTGACCGGCAATCCGCAGGTGGTCAGTCAGCTGACGCCGGTCACGCTCAAACCCCTCAACACGCTGAGTCTGGTGGCGGCCACGCCTCAGTGGCTGGTCGGCCCCCTGGGGAACTATACGTTTCAGATGTTGAACCTGGGGACGGGGCCGGTTTTGATTTCCGAGAGCCCCTCGTTTAACTCATCCTACACGCTGCCTCCGCAGACGCCGTTTGCGTTATCCCTCTGGGGGCCAACGGGGATCTTTGTTTCGGCGGCGGCGGCGGAATCGCTCAGCGTGGCTCTGATCCCGAGATAAAACGATGGCCGTTTCGCCTAAATTCGCGACCGGCAAGTACGCCTGGGGGATGTGTGACCGTTGCGGCATCAGAGCGAAGCTCCTCGACCTGCGCATGGAGACCCAGATGGGGCGGGCCAACAATCTCAAGACCTGCCCGGCGTGCTGGGATCCCGACCACCCGCAGAACTTTCTCCCGAAGTTCGTTTCGAACGATCCGCAGGCGCTGCGCCAAGCGCGCCCCGATACGGGGCAAACGCAAAGCGAGCAGATGATCCCGCCCGGCAACTGGATCAACGGCCAGCCGCCCAGCCCTGAACAGCGGGCCAAGTGGCAGCTCGAGATCGACGCCGAGCACGAACGGCAGCGCGCCATCTGGGCGCAAGAAATGGAGGCTCAGCGCCTCCGGCAAAGGAGCTTCTAGATGCGAATCAAAGGCGGCATGCGGCCTCGTAAGTTTCAGATGGGCGGCGGCGCGGGCGGGACGGCGTTCAATCCGGCGACCTTCAATCCGGTCGGGATGAACCAGCAGCAGATGGAGCAGGCGGCGCAGCAGGCCGCCGGTGCCGGGCGGGGTACAGCGCCGCAGAACCTCGCCATGATGGGGCTGGGGATCAGCCCGTTCACGGGAATGAGCGCGCCGGGTGGAGCGCCGGGTGGAGCGCCGGGTGGAGCGCCGCCACCGCAGGCCAACCCGTTTGCGCAGCAGCTGGCAATGCGCGGTGCCATGCCGAATCCCTCTCCGGGTGGGGGCGCGATCTCTCCGCTGGGCGCTGCGCCTCCTGGTGGGATGCCCGGCGGGATGCCTCCTGGTGGCCCGCCTCCTGGTGGTCCGCCGCCTCCCGGTGGTCCGCCTCCTGGCGGGCCGTCTTTCGGGCCGCCTCCCGGCGGCGGTGGCATGCCCGGCGGTGGGCCTCCCGGCGGTATGCAGCCGCGTCCTGGCATGGGCTGGGGAGCGCCTCCCGGCGCGGGTCCGATGGGAGTGCCTCCCGGTGGTGGGGCGGGCATGGCGGGTGCCAGCGGAATGCCGGGCGCGCCGCCGGTGTCGCCGCAGCAGCAGGCGCTGTTCGCCGCGCTGGCCGGTCGTGGCAGCGGGGCTCCCGCGCCCAGCCTGATGGGCTTCGCCGAAGGCGGCGAGGTGAACACGTTCGATTCCACCAAGGCCGCGCCCGGCAATCTGGCCACGCATCCCGGCAAGGCCAAGATGGCGAAGGGCGGGGTCTTGCGGCGCAAGCCGAAAGCGGCCAAGGCGGCCAAGGTGAAGTCGGCTCCGCAACCGCCGCCGGACGACTCGGACGAACTACCGGCAGCAGTGGGCGCTCCCAGCCTCGGTCCCGGCCTGAGCGCAAGCATGCCGCCGCCGCCGGTTGCGCCCGGGCCTCCGGGCATGGCCAAGGGCGGGAAGTTCGCCAAGGGCGGGAAGTTCGCCAAGGGCGGCAAGTTCGCCAAAGGCGGCAAGTTCGCCAAAGGCGGGAAGTTCGCCAAGGGCGGCGAGTGCATCAAGGACGCCGACAAAGACGGCATGAACAAGGGCGGCGAGTGCGACAAGATGGCGGCGGGCGGCGCGGCCAAACAGCGCAAGAAGTTTCCCAACACGAACCCTCCGCCCAAGAAGTTTGCTTCGGGCGGCGGGGTGCGCGGCGCGGGCATCGCCCAGCGTGGCACCAACTTCAGCGGGATTTACTAAGTGAGGGCGGATGAACTACTCCGAGCTGCGTGCCGCGATACAGACTTACTCTCTGGATTTCGAGGCCAGCTTCGTTTCCAATATCGACACCTTCATTCACCTGGGCGAAGCGCGCCTGCGGCTGAATGTTCGTCTGCCCAACTTCCGTAAAGACGTCACCGGCGTGCTCGCCGAAGGGGAGCCGCTGGTGGCGCTGCCCTCCGACTTCCTGGCCCCGGATTCGCTCGAGGTGGTGGTCCCCGACGGCTCGCTCGTCTATCTGCTCAACAAGGACCCGGAGTTCCTCGACGAGTGCTATCCCTCGACCTCGATCCAGGGGCAGCCGCGTTTCTATGCCTACCTGAACGAGACCTCGATCAGGATCGGTCCCACGCCGGACATGGACTATCCCACCAACATGGGCTACTTCTATCAGCCCGCCTCGATTACGGTGACCCAGACCAGCTGGCTCGGCGAGCACTTTGCGCACGCGCTGTTGAGCGGCTCGCTGGTCGAGGCGGCGAAATACATGAAGGCCGAGGACGCTCTCTACCAGCGCTTCGACGCGGCCTTCAAAGAAGACTTGCAGATGGATCAGGGCTACGCCAAGGGGCGCACGAAGAAGGACACCTATCAGGAGCCCGATACGAGGCAGCCGATATGATCCAGAAGAAAGATCCGCTCTCTGTGCTGATCCGCGAGACGCTGGCGGAGGAGTACCCCGAGCTGCTGACCGCCGACGGGTTCGACGATGCGATCCTCGGCGTGGTCGAGGGCTGTGGCCGCGAGACGGTCGTTTGCTACGACTACGGCAAGTGCGTTCAAATCCTCATGCGCGATAGCAAGATGGACGAGGCGGAGGCGGAGGAGTTTCTCAACTTCAATACGGTCGGCGCTTATGTCGGCAAGGAGACGCCGATGTTTCTTCATAACTGGCGGGAGTCGATGGCATGATCAGCGGCCCCAAGATCTGCACCGGATTCAAGCGCGACCTCCTGCTCGGCTATCACGCCTTCGACCGGGACCAGTTCGCGCTCGCGCTCTACACGGCACAGGCTCCGCTCGATCCTGACGACACCACCAGCTACAGCGCCCTTGGCGAGGTGGTTGCTCCCGGCTACACGGCGGGCGGCCAGTGGCTCCTGCATCCGCAGATTCTGACCATGGGAGGGATCTGCTTTGTGACCTTCGACGACCCGGTCTGGAGCGATAGCACGATTGTGGCGCGCGCCGCCCTGGTCTACAACTATTCCTCGGCGAATCGGGCGGTGGCCATTTTGGATTTCGGTAGCGACCAGCGTTCGAACCAGGGCTCCTTTCACGTGCAGTTTCCGCCGCCGGGTCCGACGACGGCTTTGATTCGGATCGCATGACGCCCGACACTCCATCCCGCAGCGTAATGGTCCCGGTGGCCACCCCGGCGCTCAGCGTGCAGCTCGGCTGGGTGAAGGTGGAGGGTCTCTGGGGCGAGTCGAAACCGACGCTCGCGCGCTGGGCCGCGCGCCGCGCCGGGAAGGCGCGCTGGGGGCCGGTGGCACCGGCGCAGCGGCTGATCTGGAGAGACAGGGGACTCTGATGCCTTCGACTTACACACCGAACCTGGGGATCGAACTACCGGCGACCGGCGAGCAGGCCAACACCTGGGGGCTCACCATCAACCGCAACATGGACACCTTGGATACGGCGATCAACGGCAATGTCCATCTGGCGCTTTCCACCTCGCCCTATCAGCTGACCATCAACAACGGGGCCGACGCGCCGGTGGCCGCCAATCCGGTGATCATCTGGACCGGCGCGCAGACCGCGCAGGGCGTGGTGCAGATCGACTGGCAGAGCAACCGCAAGCACTTCTACTGCATGAGCAACCAGACCTCGGGCGGCTTCGGGATCGCGTTCGCGCAGGGCTCGGGCACGCAGTTCGTGCTGCAGGCCGGTTACGACGCGCTGCTCTATAGCGACGGCGGCGGCGCGGGTGCGAACGTGGCGGCGGCTCTGGCGAGCCCGCAGTTCACCAACCTGCTGGCGACCGGCGCGGCGCGCGTGCTGGGCGCTCTCACGGTGGCTGGCAGCATCAACGGGATCATCTCTACGGACGTGCCGGGCAACGTGCATCTCACCGGCGGCCTGGGCGTCGGGAACCCGACTGCGATCCCCGATCCGGTGACCATCCTCGGGATAGGCTCCGGGCAGCTGCGTCTGGTCTATGGCAATTACGGCGTCATCTTCCGCAATGACGGCGCGACCTTCTACCTGATGTTCACCGCCAGCGGAGACCCGTATGGCTCCTACTCCGCGCCTTACCCGATCCAAATCGATCTGGCGTCGAGGTGCGTCGGCTTGGCGGGCTGGGGGCCGAGTACGTCTTATGGCCTGAGTGTGCCGTCGATCCATGCCTCTTCCATCGCGGCGGATGGTGCCATCAGCGCGGGCGGCGTGATCAATGCGGCTGGCGGCTTCAACAACACGGCGGGCCGTAGCTACTTCAAGAGCGGCGATCCCTACAACATCGGCCTGGAGTACGGCTCGTTCGTTAACTGGATCGGCACCAACGCGAGCAACCAGTTCCAGCTGGCGCGCGCGGATGGCACCGTGCTTTTCGCGGTGGATCAATCGGGGAATGCGGCGCTCACCGGCGGGCTGCATGTGCTTGCGGGCGGCGTCCAGTTTCCCGACGGCACGATTCAGACGACAGCCACCTCGTCAAGTTTTCCGGGCAACATCACGGTGACGGGCGCGATCTATGGTCCCGCCAGCACGCAGCAGAGCGCCATGCTGCATTGTCCTCCGTACACTGTGGACCTTTCCGGGGTTCCGAACTCGCTGTTCTTCTCTTACAACGCCGCCAATAACTGGGTCACTCTCTGGGTGACTTTGTCGGACGGCAGTACGCGGCACGTCAATGTGGTTTTCGTAGTGGGCTGATGCTGACCAAGATCCAAGACACGGTGACTTATTTCGACGGCTCCGCCGCCTCTGGCAAGATCGTCGTGACGTGGCCGCCGTTCAACTACGCGGGCATCGCCGTCGCGGCGGGCCAGCAGGAATACGATCTCGCCCCCGACGGCTCGGTCGTCATCGAGTGCTATCCCTGCGTCGGCGCGCAGCCTCTGGGGACTTACTACACCGCCACCTACGAGCTGGACAAGGGCGCGGTCTACGACGAGTACTGGCTGGTCCCGGCCACGCCCACGACCACGATTGGGGTGATCCGCGTCTCGGTCCCCGAGACGCCCTCGATCATGATCAACGCGCAGCAGCTGACCAGCTCGGGTGCGCTGAGCGGCATGTTCCTGGGCTGGAACGGCTCCAACTGGGTGCCGATGTATCCCTCCAGCTTCAACTGCGCCGTGCAGAGCTTCTTTGGCCGTGTCGGCGCTGTCATGCCGCAGACCGGCGATTACACGGTCGCTCAAGTCACCAACGCGGTGGCCAACACGAGGCGGGTCATTGCCGGGAGCGGCCTCTCCGGGGGCGGCCCCTTGACGGCTGATGTGACGCTCTCGGTGGCGACGGGCG